AACTAGGAGGATTATATCTTATATTAGCCCCTACTTGATAATTTCCGAAACGAGGAGAAAGCATGCCTTGCATTGAAGGATAGGAAACAAATTTATCTGATCCTACCATAGCTTGCCAATTATTTTGAAGAGCATAAGGATTTTTACCTCCTACTTCTCTTTGAGCATAAATAGTTCGTGGAGCACTGCTATTCCACCAGCCTTCTTTGACGGGAGACGCAAAATTTGAATTACATATGGCGAATACCGCTACTATTAGGCCGACAAGTGTAACAAAGAATTTGGAATCTAACATTTATTATACAAAAGGATAATATTTTTATTTTTTTTTATTTACCTTTATTTAACCTTTTTTTATCCCAGAAATATCTATCCAATCTTCACTAATTTCAGAAGAATCGGTTTTTTTAGATTTAATCCATTTATATGCTTTGTTAGCAGATGAACAAGTGTATGAGCAGAACGTGTATCCATTTTTAACAAATTCCCAATAACCATATAGGTTATAAAGAAGTATTCCGGTACTATAAGTAAACTGGCCATAATAATATAATTTATATAGAGTCGTTGTACTCATCTTATTTATCTATTTATGTCAATTTTTTATTTCTTTTATTAAATAAATGCTAACCAGAAAAATAAACCGTGAAAATATAGGTTCTGTACGTCATCAAATTTCTCAAAAATTAAAAAATAAGCCTTATTTCGCTACCATGGAAGATGCTCGATCAGTAGTTACTGATATGGATCACTATCCATATACTAGATTTTTTCGAGGTGTATATAATAAATCTCAACCAGTCGTATTTGAAAGAGAAGCTGGTTGGAGACCAATTAGAGATTATTGTTATGCCGGAGCCTGTCCTGTAGGAACAGATACATACCCTAATAATTGCTTTGAAGCAGCTTGTTCTACCACTTTACCGTGCTACCCTGAGCGTAATATAAATCGTTTTCCTTTTCAACTTAATGATAAATGCATATTAGAATATCGTTAGTAATAATAAATTGAAACATTATTTAATCAAATTAATTAAAATAAAATGTTTAACCAATCATCTGGATTAATAGAACTATATCTTTTTAATCTCATTGCTAAAGTCAATAATTTTGATAAAGTCAATAATTTTGATAAAGTCAAAACTTGTTATAAAAATACATCTCAATATAGGTTTAAATTAAATAGAAAGAAAAAAAACTCAAGAAGATGGGGATATCTTAGATCTCAAAGATCAAATAAAAAGTGAATAATAAAAGTGAATCTAGTTTAATAATAAATGCCCTTTATTTGTAATCGAAAAAATTATACATTGATAAACTTAAAAAACATAATGTTTGATCATAATATTGTTAATATGGTAAAAAGTCAGAATAAATTATTTCCTTCAGAACTCAATAATAATATTATCAATAATAATTCTTTTCCCTTAAATCAAAAAAGACTTGACCGTATTCTTGAAGGGTATTATAAAGGTTTACCACCTATACGAGTAGAAGAAGTAATAGAAAAAGAACTTTTTATCGTATTTAATGGTCGACATAGAATAGCTGCTACAATAATACAAGAAGATTCCGTTATTCCGGTAATAATAGTTAAAGATAATAAAATTAAAAATAGTTAATATTTAACTTGCTTTTATATTATAATGAATATCTTTAAAGATATTCATTTATGACTTAAATATTGTACAAAAAGTATATAATATGTATCGTAATATATATCGAAATATATATAAAAATATTCCTAGGAACACACCTAGAAATATGTCTTCTAATCAAGGTAAATTAATACTTGAAGATGGTAGTGAATATATAGGAAAATTTTTTGGCTCTAAAAGATCTACATCAGGGGAAATAGTTTTTTCTACTAATATGGTTGGATATCCTGAATCTATGTCAGACCCATCATTTTGTGGACAAATTATTAATTTCACCTATCCAATAATTGGAAATTATGGAATTCCTTCTGACTTTACCGACAAAAATGGTCTCATTAAAAATTTTGAATCTGACAGAATTTGGTGTAAAGGTATATTAGTTCAAACTTATTGTCATTCTCCAAATCATTGGAATATGCAAAGAACTTTATCAGAATGGATGAAAAGCCATAATATACCTGGATTGTATGGTATAGATACAAGAGCACTTACTAAAAAAATTCGCTCCCAAGGTACATTAAAAGGTAAAATTATATGTGAAAATAATTATGAGGTATATTCATATAAATATAAAAATTTAGTCGATGAAGTATCTCGTAGGTCTGTAAGAGAATATGGAAATGGGGACATTACTATACTTATTGTAGATTGCGGTGTTAAAGAAAATATTGTAAGATGTCTAGTTAAAAGAGGAGCAAGAGTAATTGTTGTTCCCTACGATTATGATTTCAACCAAATAGATTATGACGGACTTCTAATAAGTAACGGCCCAGGAGACCCTTCTATGTGTGTTGAAGCAATCAAAAATATACGAACAGCATGTAAGAAAAATAAACCTATTTTCGGTATCTGCCAAGGAAGTCAATTACTAGCTTTAGCAAACGGTCACGAAACATTCAAAATGAAATTTGGAAATAGAGGACATAATCAACCTGTATTAGATATATTATCAGGTAATACATATATAACTGCGCAAAACCATGGGTATGCTGTTTCTAATAAATTCCAACCAGGGTGGCATCCTTATTTTGTTAATGTAAATGATAAAACTAATGAAGGAATAATTCATGCTACGAAACCATTTTTTGGGATACAATTTCACCCAGAAGCTAGAGGTGGTCCTCATGATACAGAATTTCTTTTTGATCATTTTATAGATTTATGTCGTCAATATCCAAATAACACAAATTTTAAAACCAAATTATTAAAACCGATTAAAATTACTTCTTCTAAAAAATACAATAAAATACTAATTTTAGGATCAGGAGGATTAAGTATTGGACAAGCAGGAGAATTTGATTATTCTGGATCTCAAGCTATTAAGTCCTATAAAGAAGAAAATATAAAAACTGTATTAGTTAATCCTAATATAGCCTCCATACAAACAGATAAAAATCTCTCTGATAAAGTATATTATCTACCAGTTAATGTAAAAAATATAAAAAATATAATAGATAAAGAAAAGCCTGACGCAATTTCATTATCTTTTGGAGGACAAACAGCTCTTAATTGTGGTATTGAATTATATAAGAAGGGTATTCTTAAAGATATAGAAGTATTAGGAACATCTATTCCATCAATAATATCTACCGAAGATCGAGACTTATTTTGTAAAAATCTTGAAGAAATAAAAGAACCTTTTCCACAAAGTAAGGCTGCCAATAATGTTTCTGAAGCTATTCAAGCAGCTAAAGAAATTGGGTACCCTGTTATATGCAGAGTAGCTTTTGCGCTAGGAGGATTAGGTTCCGGATTTGCTAATAATAAAGAAGAATTAACTGATTTAGTTAAAAAAGCTTTTACCAAAAGTCCTCAAGTTCTTATTGAAAAAGATCTACGTGGATGGAAGGAAATAGAATATGAAGTGGTACGAGATGTGCAAGGAAATTGTATAACAGTATGTAATATGGAAAATCTAGATCCTTTAGGAATTCATACAGGTGATAGCATAGTAGTTGCTCCTTCACAAACTATTAATAGCGATGAATATCATATGTTGAGAACGTCTGCTATAAAAATAGTTAAACATTTAAAAATAATCGGAGAATGTAATGTACAATATGCTTTAAATCCTAATTCAATGGAATATGCTGTTATAGAATGTAATCCCCGATTATCACGTAGTTCAGCATTAGCTTCTAAAGCTACTGGTTATCCTCTTGCCTCCGTAGCAGCAAAATTAGGATTGGGAAAGCAATTATTTGAAGTAACTAATAATGTAACCGGAACTACTGCTTGTTTCGAGCCGAGTTTAGATTACTGTGTTATAAAAATACCTAGGTGGGATCTTAACAAGTTTTCAGGGGTTTCATCTAAGTTAGGAAGTGGAATGAAAAGTGTAGGAGAAGTAATGAGTATTGCCAGAACTTTCGAAGAGGGGCTACAAAAAGCTATTCGAATGGTATCTGAAGAATATATGGGTGTAGAAAAAAAATATTTCAAGGGAGATATAGATAAAGAACTTTCTAACCCTACTAATCAACGATTAATGGCTATTTGCAAAGGATTATATGATAATACGCATAGTATAGAACATATTCATAATAAGACTGGTATTGATAGATGGTTTTTATCTAAAATTAATAATATTATATCTACAGGAAAAGAAATTGATAAAATACAATCTATTTTAGATATTAATCATGACTTGTTAAAAAAAGCTAAAGAAATGGGATTTTCTGATTTACAAGTTGCAGATCGTTTAACTGATGGGAGTAAAGAAATAGATATAAGAAAATTAAGAAAGAAAATGGGTATTATTCCTATTGTTAAGCAGATAGATACAATGGCGGCTGAATTTCCATCAGAAACAAATTATTTATATATGACTTATAATGCACTAAAAGACGATGTAAATTTCTCTGATAATGGTATTATGGTATTAGGAAGTGGGTCCTATAAAATAGGCAGTAGCGTCGAATTTGATTATTGTTCTATGCAATGTATCAAAGAAATACATAATTTAAAAAAGAAGACAATTATGGTCAATTTTAATCCTGAAACTGTAAGCACTGATTATGACGAAAGTGACCGTCTTTATTTCGAAGAATTATCTCAAGAAAGGGTGATGGATATTTACGAAAAAGAAAATTCCGAAGGAATTATTATTTCTATGGGAGGACAACTGCCTAATAATATAGCCATGGGATTATATGAACAAAAAATAAATATACTAGGAACCTCTCCTATCTCTATAGATAATTGTGAAAATAGAAGCAAATACTCTGCTATGTTAGATAGATTAGGAATAGAACAACCTCAATGGAGTTCTTTTACCGATTTTAAATCTGCTCAGAAATTTTGTGAAAATATTAAATATCCATGTTTAATTAGACCTTCATATGTTCTTAGTGGAGCTGCAATGAAAGTAGTATACAATAATGACGAATTGAAAACTATTCTTACTAATGCTTCACAAGTTTCTCCTAAATACCCTGTCGTTATAACTAAATTCATTGAAGAAGCTCAAGAAATAGATGTAGATGGAATAGCAAATTCAGGAAAAATACTTAATTTAGCTATATCAGAGCATTTAGAAATGGCTGGGACACATTCAGGGGATGCAACCCTCATTTTACCATCTATAGGTATATCTAAAAAACATAAAGAAAAAATTAATCATATAGTCAAAATATTAATAAAAGAATTAAATATAACAGGACCATTTAACACCCAATTTATAATTAAAAATGACTGGGTAGGAGTAATAGAAACTAATTTAAGAGCTTCGAGATCAGTACCATTTGTATCTAAAATATATAATCATGATATGATTAAGTTTGCTACTAAGGCAATATTAGGTAAGAATTTTACCCCTACTTCATTTCAAGATGTAAAACATGTAGGAGTAAAATCTCCGCAATTCTCTTTCACCCGTCTTTTAGGGGCAGATCCTATTCTTGGGGTGGAAATGTCTTCTACAGGAGAAGTTGCATGTCTAGGAGAAAATGTCGAAGAAGCTTACTTGAAATCATTAGAATCTTCTCGTGTTAGAATTCCTATAAAAGGAGAAACTATAGGAATATGTTTAAATTCTTCAAAATATATTTCAATCATAAAGAGATTTGTCTCTTTAGGATATTTAATTTCCCCTCAAAATAGTATAACTGAAAAAATATTAAAAGAACATAATATAACTTTATCATATAATAGTATTAAAATGGTTTTGGATCTTACAAATAATTGTTCATCAAACAAAAAAATTAGAAGGCATGCTATCGATTATAATATTTCTCTCATGACTAATATAAACCAAATTAAATTTTTTACACAATCATTAGAAAAAAATCCAATTATACATACAAAATCATACTTAGATTACTTTTAAATTTATTTAGATATCCAACAATACCAGCACACAGCTTTATATTTATCATCAAGACCAACATCAATTACTGGATCACCTATTTTTATAACTTTCCCATTTCTAATTTTCATATTAATAATAGCTTTTCTAGAACATTCCCCACAAATTGTAGACATTTCTTCTATATTATCAGCAACCTCAAAAAGTCTTTTAGATCCTGGAAATAATTTAGAAGTATAATCTGTGCGAAGACCGAAACATTTAACTGGAGATAAGGTAGTTAATTTTCTTAATTGATTAATCTGACTTTCAGTTAAAAAATTGCATTCATCTACAAATATACATTGTGGAGGAATTTTTTGTTCTTTTATTATACTTAGCACTAACTTAAAAATATTATCTGTATTTTTAACAATTATATCGGCGTGTGCCTGTATTCCTACCCGGGATTTTATTATATTTTTTCCAAATCTATTATCAATACTAGGTTTAATAAGAAGAATATTTTTCTTCTGAGACCTATAATTATGGGCCATCATAAGTAAATTAGCTGTCTTCGAAGAACTCATTGTACCATAATAAAAGGAAAGACTGTGTGTATTAGTCATTTGATTTATTTTTATATTATCTTTTAATTATTAATTCATTTTCAAATTAATAATAACACAGTTTTGTCTATATAAGATTGTAGATTGATTTACCCATCTACGCATCCTAACGACTATCCAGTTTATACCAAGAAGTAACCCGTATTGTTATTATTAAGTGAGCCAATCATTCTGGATAATTGAGATATATATAAACACCATGCACAATATTCCATATATTTTATATATATTAAACCAATAAAGTGAATTATTATACTCGTAATTATGAAGTTAAATATAGACATTTTAAATTAAAAAATATTTTTTTTACTGTTTTCAATTTTATATTATATATTATAATATAATTAGTTCTACATATTTTATCTTAAGTTAAAAAATTCTAAGTCACAATAAATGAAATATATTGTTTATATTATTATAGGTATAGTATTAATAAGTATAATTACCTTATTTATTTTTATCTATTTTTCCCCTAAAAAAAGTGATACGTTTAAAAATAACGTATTTGATATTTCCCAGAATCCCAATATTTTAACTAAAATTAAAGGAGATGGTAAAGTGGGGAGTGTGTATATAATAAAAAATTTTTTAAGCCCTGCTGAATGTGAGTCTATAATAAATAGTTCTAAAAACAATCTATCAAAATCTAAAATAACGCGGCCTATTGATGATCCTTATTTCAGAGATAGCCAAACATGTTATTTCTCTCGGAGCAATCCTGTTCACGCTGATATAGAAAAAAAGATATGTAATATTATGGGTTTGGATCCTAGAACATCGGAAGATTCACAGATACAATATTACAAGAAAGGGAAACAATTTAAAGCTCATTATGACTATTTTGATCCCGATATTAAAGAAGAATTTGAAGAACATATGAAAAATAGAGGGCAAAGAACTTGGACATTTATGGTTTACCTTAATAAAGTAAAAGAAGGAGGTGCAACAGAATTTATTAATATGGGACCCACTTCAATTACCCCTGAAACTGGAAAAGCCTTAATATGGTATAATTTAGATTCTCAAGGTAAAGGAAATCCTCAAACAATGCATAGAGGTACCCCAGTAATTGAGGGAGAAAAATATATAATAACTAAATGGTTTAGAGATAGAATACAGCCTTTCTAAAAATTATAATTAACAAAACGATGTATTGGACTTTCTTTAGACAAAGAAGGAGTAGAATTTTTGCTAGGAAACATAAAAAATGCTATAACACCGAAAAATAAACCAAATAGAAATGATACAGAAATTAGTAGGGGGTAAGATATTTTCTTTTCACCTTTATCTGATATTTCAGTTACGTAAAGAGGTTTTGCAAAATATAAGCTTATTATAAATATAAGAAAGGATATTATTATTACTGCAATTGAAAGAGTAATCCTATTCTTAAATAAATTCATTATTTATTATTAGTAACCTTTTTTAATTTTTGTTCACGTTTAGACGCTCTATAACTTATAAACATTATAATAGCTGTTAATACTGTAGAAAATAATAGAGAATAAAGAATATTTTTCCATATGCTATTTAAAGGTGATGATGGGTCTTTAGGGTTATATTGTTGAACCATTCTTGGATTGATAACTTTAAGAACAAAATAGAAAAAAATAAAGCTAGCTATTAAAAGGATGTAAAATCCTTTAAAAGCAGGGTTAGTAAAAAAATCTTTTAAAGCGGACATTTATCTTAATATAATAAAATTTTTAACAACCAGATCTAATCATTTGATCTATTTTTTTTTGAACCATATTTTTATTAAGAAAAGTTTTTCCGCATTCTGGGCTAGCACATTGAACCTCTAAATTGGGATTATACTTTTTAACTCCTTTAATATAAGATATATCATTATCAAATAATACTAAACATTTATCTGGAACCCCTGCAAAATGTTGATCCCTTGTATAAGACATTTGAAATCCTTTAATAAAACCATGATTATTATTTTTATAACCATTAAAAGGAGTTCCTGAGAGATTACGTTTACTATTATAAGTAATAAAGTCGTTATTATTCATATATTTACATAAATTATCTGGCATCCAAGGGACTTTGGATCTATCTCCTTCACACACCATTTCCGGTGTTCTTCCACTAGCTGTTACTATTCCAACAGCAAACCCCTTGTCAATACATTCTTGAATTATTTCTTCTCCGTTTCCTTGCATGTGAGTTAACGTTCCATCAATATCGAAATAGCATATTCCTCTTTTAGAATGTGGTGTGTTATACGCCCAATCTTCTTCGTCTACATAATAATTTTTGTTATACATAAAATAAATAATTGCTAAGGGGATTATAAATAGACATATAGATGAAACTAATAAAATAACAGATTGTTTCATTTATTAAATTAATGAAAAATTGAATTTAAGAATTACAATTCATAAATAAATAAAATGACTAAAAAAACTCAAAAATACAGTAAAATGAACCCTCTGGAACATATTCTGCATAGACCTGATACCTATGTAGGTTCAACACGTTCCAGAGTAGTAGAAGAATATGTTTCTCACCCGTATAATAATTTTAAAATAACTAAAAGAAATATTAAGTATTCTCCAGCTATATTAAGAACATTTATTGAACCTCTCTCAAATGCTATTGATAATGTAGCTAGAAGTAAAAATACAACTACTCCTTGTACTTCTATAAAAATATCTATATGTAAAGAAACAGGTGAAACTATAATATGGAACGACGGAGAATGTATCCCTATAGAAATTAATGACACAGAACAATGTTATAATCATACTTTAATATTCGGTGAGTTACTTACATCTTCAAATTATAACGATAACGAAGAAAGATATAATGTTAGTGGGAGAAATGGTCTTGGGGTAAAACTTACTTCAGTATTTTCAAAAATATTTAAAGTGCGTGGGATAGATCCTGTTAACGGATTAAAATTAAAACAAGAATGGAAAAATAATATGAAATATTGTAATGAACCCGAGGTAAAGAAAACAAAACTTAAAAAGGGTTGTACAGAAGTTAATTGGATCCCTGATTTTAGCCAATTTAAAATGACAGGATACACCGATGATATTATAGATTTATATTGTAAATATGCTGTTGATACAGCAATGTTAACTGGTGTAAAAGTATATTTTAACAACGTTCTTATACCTGTTAAAAATATGAAAGACTACGCAAAACTTTATTCTTCCGGTGAAGAAAATAAAGACTCTGATCTTCTCTATATAAATGAAGAAGATTCACAGGTTGTTTTAATGCCTTGGAATAAATTTGAAGCAATTTCATTTGTTAATGGGATATATACATCATTAGGAGGAACTCATGTAACTAGTTGGTCAGGAGCATTATTTAGACCTATTATTAAAAAATTAAATAAAACTAAAAATTGTCAATTCACTTTAGCCGATATCAAAAAGTTTTTTAGAATTTTTGTAGTTTGTAAAGTAAATAACCCCGAATTTGAATCACAATCTAAACATCTTCTTGAAACCCCTGTTAAAGTATCTGTTAAACAAAAATATATTACTACATTGTTAAAATGGTCTGTTATAGAAGATATCAAACGTTCCAAAGAAATGATTTTACTTAAAAAAATTGAACGGAAAAAGAAAAATTTCGTAAAAATTGAAGGTCTAGATCCGGCAAATAATGAAGGAGGTGTAAAAAGCCGTGAATGCACCCTTATACTTGTCGAAGGATTATCAGCAAAAACTTATGCTGTATTAGGTATAGAAAAAGGAGCTATAGGTAAAAAAGGACGTGATTGGTTTGGTATTTACCCTTTGAGAGGTAAATTATTAAATGTAAGGAATGCTAAGGCTCCTGCTATAGCAAAAAATAAGGTATTATCAGATATAATAAAAGCTTTAGGAGTTCAACATGACTTAGATTATACTAAAGAAGTAAATTATAAAAAACTACGTTATGGGAAAGTAATGATAATTACTGATGCTGATGTAGACGGTATTCATATATCAGGACTTATTCAAAATCTATTTCACTCTTTATTTCCTAGTCTTTTAGAAAGAAAAGATCCCTTCATCGTTGCAATGCAAACTCCCATTGTTAAGGTTATTCAAGGGAAGAAATCTAAATTGTTTTACGATGAAAGAGAATATAAGAAATTTGTAAAAGCTTTTAATATTAAAAATCCTATGAAAAAAATCAATAAAAAATATTACAAAGGGTTGGGATCCTCTTCTGCTAAAGATATTAAAGAAACATTTGGGCGTAAAATAATCCAATTTTATAATGATGAAAATGCACACGCTACTATGACAAAAGTATTCCATAGTAGTAAATCACATTCTAGAAAAGATTGGCTCAAGAATTACGATTCTACTAAAATAGCCTTATCTTGGAAAAAAGGTGAAGATGAAGAAGTTTTACCCCTTGTATTATCTGACTTTCTTAATACAGAAATGATTAAATTTTCTATCAATGATTGTCAAAGAAGTATCCCCCATATTCTAGACGGATTAAAAGTAAGTCAAAGAAAGGTTTTATATTCATGCTTTGAAAAGAAACTTAAATATTCTGGGAAAACATTAAAAGTTGCGCAATTAGCTGGATATGTTGCTGAAGTATCAGGATATCATCATGGAGAACAAAATCTTTATGATACTATCACTAAAATGGCCCATAATTTTGTTGGGAGTAATAATATACCTCTTCTTTATAGAGACGGTCAATTTGGATCTAGATTAAGTGGTGGAAAAGATGCTGCTAATGCTCGTTATATACATACTAAACTAGACTGTTTAACAAGAATATTGTTTAATCCCTTAGATGATGTCTTACTTGATAGAGTTATTGATGACGGTGATATTATCGAACCACATTTTTATATCCCTATTCTTCCTGTAATACTTATTAATGGATGTATCATTGGAATAGGTACAGGATGGTCGTGTTCTGTTCCATGCTATAATCCTTTAGATATTGTAAAGGCTGTAAAATGCTGGATAAAAAAAGAATCGTATCCATCTTTACATCCGTGGTATTACGGATATCAAGGAGATATTAAAAAGACGTCTAAAAATGATCGGTATGTATCTTGGGGAAATATTAGTAACCCGAAGAAAAATACTGTCATAATAAACGAACTACCCATAGGTATGTGGACTGACACATTTAAAAATTTTCTAGACGGAATGTTAGTAGATAAAGTAGTAAACAAGGTTAAAAACTATTCAACCCCAAGCGATGTAAAATTCGTTATAACTGAATCTAAAAATGGTATCAAATGTAATACTACAAATCTTAAACTTCATAAATATATTTATACTTCTAATATGGTTCTATTTACTTCTGAAGGAAAAATCAAAAAATTTAATAATGTTAATGAAATAATAGATGAATTTTGTACAGTAAGATTATCCTTTTATAAAAAACGTAAAAAATACATCCTAGACAATTTGAAAAAAGAAATTAAATACCTAGGAAATAAAAAAAGATTTCTTGAAGCCGTAATCGAAGGTGATATATTACTTTTCCAACAAAAAGGACATAAACGTATTAGTAGAAGTTCTGAAGATATATTAAAGGAACTTGAAGAAAAGAAGTATGATAAAGATCCCAAAGAAGGTACTTATGACTATCTTCTAAGGATACAAGTGAGAGGGATTACAAAAGAAAAAATTGACTCTTTAAGAAATGATATAGAATCAAAATTAAATGAACAAAAAAGTTTAGAGTCTAAAACACCCCGACATTTATGGAATAATGATTTAGATTATTTTACACAAGAATATAAGAAATTTTTCAAATAATTATATAAATAAATGAAAGAAAACTGGAAAAAATTTAAAAAAGAAAATAAAGATGTAAAGGAAGAATTCTGTGGTCTATGTATGGCTGTACCTCTCGCTTTTGCTGGTGTAGGAGCTAGTGCATATGGTGCTAGTTCTTCACGAGGAAAACATAAAAGTAAAAAGAAAATAGCTCTTTATGTCGGAATTATAGCTATAATTATTTCTTTAATAATTGCAGCCTATTATTGGTTTTCTTGTAAAACATGTCGCTAAAATATTATTTTTTACATATATTTACATCGTACAATCTATTACTACACCCTTCATGAATATTACCAACTGAAGTATAACCAGGAGGACACGGATCAGAATCTATATCCGTTACATTAATAATTAAATCGGATGTTTTCAAACCTTTTACTTTACCTGATTTAATTGTAGAATATTTATCCATTTTCATGCAAATTCCCCGCTTTGATTGTGGATCACAGCATTTATCCCCCTTACATATTTTTTGATATGGAGGGTTGCTTGGAGTACATATTTCACCCATAATATCTGGGGATAAAATATCAGTAAGAGAATTAGTAGATATTGGTAACCATGTTTCATCTGATGATCCATTATCAGTACGACATCTCTTTTCTCTTGATGTCCATATCCATTTTCCCGATTTATCTTTATCAGCCCAATTTTGTATTTTAATATCTGTAACAATGTAACTTTTATCATTTATTTCAGACGGGTTATTATAACATAATTGTGTATAAGGTAGTGGTTGGTTATTATCTATACAATTTTTGAAATTATCATTAAGACTATTATTGCTAAACGACTTATTATTGTTATTATATATTGGTGGTAATAGAGTATCACCTTCTTTACAGTATAATTTATTAGTAGAATTATCAGACTTAAAAGATGTACCAAATGATAAATTTGTTATATAGTTATCATTAGGAATATTATTACCTAAAGATGGATATTTTATCTGAGAATTACTAATTGCAAATCCTATTCCAAAAATTATTATAGATAAAATGGATAAAAATAATATCGACATTATAAGCCAATTCTTCTTAAAATAAGTCCAGAATTTTTTCCATCTATGATGTGACGATGATACTGATTTAGTATTGGTATTATTAGTAGAAATATCATTATGTGATGATTTTTGTGATGATTTTTCCCACCAATTTTTACTCATTTATATAAATGAGTAAAACTATTTTTGTTTCTATAATAAATGGCACATTGGAAACATTCTATTAATCTTTTCATATACGCACTGATGGCGGCATGGACATTTCTAATAGTAAAATATCTGAGGTTAACGGGTACTAAAGCATGTAGTTTAACCTCCTCGCAACAAAACACGCGAAAAGCTACATTAATAATTACATGGGTAATGTTTGGATTCGCATGCTTCGGTGGATTAATGTCTATGCTAGAAATAGCTGGTGTAATTCACGCCGAGCTAACTATATTTTAAAAGAATTTAAAAGAATCAAATTTTTAGTTTATTAGAAGAAATGGTTCATGTCAATGGAAAAGAATTCAAGATCTATAAATTAGATAGCATCTCCAGCTTTAAAAATGCATATGCAGCCAAGAAAGATACAACACCCGATTTGTTATTCTTTAAAAATGAAGTTCTTCCAAAAGACCTTCATAAAAAAGAATTCAATATCAAATTAATAAATATATTAAAAACTCTAAAAAAGTTAGCATCACAAGATAAAACCCCTCTTGATATATTAGCAATAAAAGGAATAGATAAAGAAACTATTATTTCCTTATGGATGAGTTATAACTCTATATTAAAAAATAAATATAACAAATTAGGAAAACAAGCTTTGGATAACCTTGGGTCAGAACTAAAACGTGATAAATATATTAAAGTTAAAAACCAGGTCTCCATGTTATGGAATAATAAAGAAAATGTAAAAAACATGATTGTAGATGAAATCAGTTTAAATAAAAAAAATTTTCAGAAACAAGTAGAAATTTATAAAGAATTTGAGGAAATAAAAGATGGATGGCTTTCTACTGACCCTATAATTGAAAATATAAAACTATCCCTCGAATTCAATCTTACTATTTCTTTATTAGAATTTTTTAATAACATTATTCTTGATAATGATGTACCTTTTTCTACTGTAAATAATAAATTTTTTAAAATAATTAAAGACTTTACACCGCCTCACGACTGGCTAAAATTTTCTCGGGAAAAAAAATTTCTTCTCATTAAAGTTAATAAGAAAAATTATTTTGATAAAAATAATATACTTGATATAGAGAATATAGATAATATATACAGCTCTACGATATTCGATATTGGTTCTAAAGGTAATATAACAGCTCATGTATCTATAGATACAGGGAAAAATGATGTTTCCCGTGAAGAATACATAAAAAGGTTTGTGAAAATATTCAAAAATGATGATATAAAAATAACTAATTCTTTAGAAGAAAGTGTCACGGGAACATTCTATTATCCACAATACGGATTAAATAACTACGTATTGGCTGATTTAATTATGAATGACCCTGTATTTAGTATGTTAATGAATATTAACGAGCATGAAAAAACTACAAAAAAGAAATCTGGATTATATATACATTTTAATCATCCATTAACCGGTCATATAAGTGCCACTATTACAACTAAAAAACGCACGTCTGATGATATATCTATGAAATATGAAGATAAAAATATATTTCCTATGGGAGAAAATTATATCCGTGTTAGAGTAGCTAAAGCGAGAGATTTGAACTCATTGAAATATTTTCAAAAGTTATTAGGATATCTAATCAATAGATATGATCAAAAATATAATGAAATTATTAATTTTTATAGAAAATATATACCTAATTTTGGAATAGAAATAAAAGAAGATAAAAAAGAATCTAACAAACATTTAACCCTTTCTAAACAAGTCCCAGAAGTATTTGTTCCTCAATATACCAGAAATTGTAAACTTGACCGTAATCCTGTACTAATTTCAGAAGAAAAGGCCCTCCCACTAATTAATAAAGGTAAAGCAATTAAATTCCCTCGAGATCCTATTCAATCAGGATCTCCTCTACCCTCCGATGGAAAAAATCAACATTATTATACATGTAATCACTCTCTATATCAATTTATTGGGCTTAAAAAGAATAGACTATCTAATTCTAATAACTTTCCATTTGTCCCATGTTGTTTTATTGTGGATCAACGAAAGAAAGACGATTTTCGTCAGTATTATGAAGGAAAAATTCCTTCTCATCAAAAAATAGACCATAACCAAACTATAATAAAAACCGATAAAATTCTCTCGCCAAACCAATACGGAATACTTCCCGAAAATATTAAAAACTTCTTTACTCTTATCAATACCGATCATAGTTACGAAGAAATACGACAAGGTGTAGAAAGATCTCCTAATAGTTTTATTCAGTGTATTGTAAAAGCTCTAAATATAAAAAAAGATGTAAAAAATATAAGAAAGAAATTAGCTACTCCTGCCTATGCAGCACTTTGTCGACAAGAAATGTATGATGTTACCAGTAAAGAAATAGAGAAACAAATAGCTAATACCAATCTATATTTTGATCCTAAACTTTTTATACATCTTTTAGAGTACTATTTCAATTGTAATATATTTATTTTTACTAAAAAATCAGGTGAAGGAAAAATTATTCTTCCACGCCATAAACAATCTTATTATAAAAATTTAAATCAACATAAATGTATTTATATATTTGAACACTGGGGAAGTGAATCAGACCATGCTAAATTTCCTCAATGCGAAATAATAGTTCGATATAATATTAATAAAGGCGTTCAAAATATTTTAACCCGGCCTCAATTAATTTATACCTACAAACAAGCTAAAAGTATTAGAAAGATATTTTCTTTAATTAATACATCATATGCTCTCAGAAAAAGAATTACTCCTATCATATTTTCTCTCCCTGACAATATTAAAATATTTTCTCAATGGATAGATACTTACGGAAAAACAAGAAAAATTAATATAAAAATTAACATAAACAACAATATACATAAAATATCTTTAATAACCACACCCATTCCACCTCTCAATATTAAAGAAACTACCAATCTTAAAACATATTATGCCTCTCAAGAACTAGTCCAAAAAATAAAAGAAATCCTCCCACTTTCTCACATCCAAGAAAATAATGATAATATCACAGCTTTAATAGGTAATGTAAACATAAAAATATTGTTTAAAGATCAAACTAAACATATAAACAGATTTAAATCTATTTTGAAGGCTTATACACATTATAAAAAATATGCTAGATATTTAGTAGAATATACTTTTTGGATGTTTTCTAAATTTCTTAATAAAAAAGATATCGTTAAAATAACAGACGAAATCATTGTTCAATTTTTTAGAAAATATTATATCATAAAATCAGATTTTCAATATCAAAAAATAGAAAAAACTTTTTCCACTCAATCGCCCCTATTCAAAAATAAAAAAATTGTTATACATTCAAAAGAAGTACTTAAACGGCTTGCATATGTTCTAAAATTAGCATTAAAAAGAAATATACAAGAAATATTTGATTATAGATTTCATAAAAATATTCAGAACTATTATCAAGATCTGTCAGATTTTAAAACTTATCATAACCAAATAATTCTATTTGGTAAAAATTCTGTAAGAAATTGGATATTAGAAAATAATATCAAATATGTACTTCACGATGAAGTTCAAATAGGTAAAAGAGAACCCTATTTCTTTAAAAATAAATTAATTAATAATGAAATTTATCTAGCCCAAAATAGTTACAATTTTCAAGACGCCAAAAATATTGCTGTAATTTGGATAAAAAATAATTATAATCCTGGTCCATCACCCCCTTCACTTCAATCTCAAAAAACTCTTAAAAAATTTGCCTTTTATTCTTATATTAACAGTACTAATATTAAACTTGAATCTATCCCTGGTATTAATTATTATGAAGGTATTATAATAATGGGCTATAAAATTAATAATAATACTGTATTTACAACACTAATGAATCTTAGATAGTATTTATATCTATATATAAACTATTACTTCGTAAAAGAGGTATATCATCTAATCTTATATTCATTAAACTAGTATAACAAAAATTTATTGATGAAAAAATCCCAATTAAAGTGAAAGGGGATGAAAAAAATAATGTTAATAAAAATCCATCCATTTATTTTATATTCTTATTTACTTTAAAACAAGCTTAACAATTTAATAAATGAAGGTGATTACAACTAAACTATTAAAAATAGGAAAAAAAACTATCAAAATTAATTGTTATAACCCAACTAATATAAAATATTGTGTATGTAGTAAAAAATGCCTATATATTCCATTACCAAAGAAAATAAAAAATAAATTGAAATAATTTAAACTCTTAATTATTTCAAATAAATAATGACCTCTATACTTAAATACAAATCTTTCCTCGGAGAAACTGCATTGAAAAGCAACATTAAACATAAACATGGCTGTATGGCATTTAAAAATGGTAAAGTTATTAGCCCTTCTTTTCATAATTATAATAGAACTAAACTATTTGGAAAAAAATTTAGCTCCGCTCACAGTGAAATGTGCGTTGTGAATTATCTTCTATCCACTCTGTTAAAAGGGAAACACTTATCGTATATTTTATGAGCTTCAAAAATATAATAAAGTATCTAACAGAATAAGAAAAAGATTCTCTAAAATTGATATTTTAGTAGTAAGAAAGAATTCTCCTCGATCATCATTTGTAATGTCTCGACCTTGTGCAAAATGTATAGAGATATTAAAAATAGTAGGAATTAGGAGCGTATATTATAGCACTGAAACAGGAGAAATAATTAGAGAAAAAGTTAAAAATATGTCTAGCAATCATTTAAGCCAAGCTCAAAAACATTTACATAATATTAACTCACATTTTAAAATAAAATAAATATCAATGTAAAAATAAAATCTATAAGTAATAAATATTTATTACTTATAAAGATGTCTTTTTCTATATCTAATAGCGTATACAGTTGCTGCTAATTGGTTTAAACCTCCAATGACTCCGCCTATACCTCCATAAATGTCTAAAAATATATAAATATGCCTCTATCAATTATAATAATTACATGGACTTATTTATATTTTTTATAGACCACATACATTATAAAGAAATACTTAATTATTATAAATGAAAAGAAAACATCAAAATATAGCTGAATATACTCGTTCCAAACGCCCTAAAATGTGTCATATTTCTTTAGAATCTCGTTGGATAGCAGCAACTAAAACAAAAAATTTTATGATGAAAGATACTCTATCAGATTGGTTAACATATAAATCTAAAAAAAAAATTTCGCGTAATAATAATTTTACCTATTATAATACTTATAATTCTTTCCAAGAATTATTATTTCGTAAAGGACACGAATTTGAGGCCCAGGTAATAAAATATATTCACGAGAATAAATTTCCTATTGTAACTGTCTCATCTCATATAAATAAAGATACTCTTCAACGCACTATAGATTTAATGAATCAAGGTGTTCCACTTATTCACTCAGCACCTGTTATTAATCCTATTAATAAAACTAGAGGAATAATTGATATTCTAATTAGAAGCGATTATATAAGAAAATTAGTAATAAAAAATCCTATATCAATAGAAGAAAGTAAAATAAAATCACCCAAACTTAAAAAACCTTATCATTATATAGTCATAGATATTAAATATTCAACTCTCCCCTTAAAAGCAGATGGAATTCATCTATTAAACACAGGATTTTACCGAGCTTATAAAGCTCAATGTTGTATATATAATGATGCTATTGGATATATACAAGGATATACACCCCCTTACTCTTTTATATTAGGAAGAAGATGGAAATATAAATCTTGTAATGTAACATACACTGGATATAATTGTCTCAATAGATTAGGAACAATAGATTACCATGATATAGATAAATCTTTTATAGAAAAAACAGGACACGCTATTAAATGGTTAAGAAATATAGAAAATAAGGGCTATAAATGGTCTATAACTCCTCCAAGTATACCTGAACTATATCCTAATATGAAAATGTTATCCGATAAATGGTTCCATAAAAAACAAGAAATTTCAAATGAATTGGGTGAAATAACAGCTATCTGGGGATGCGGAGTTAAAAATAGACTCATTGGAATAAGAAATGGTATTTGTACATGGAAAGATAAAAACTGTACAAGCAATAAATTAGGATTAAAAGGACCCATAGCTCGTATTGTTAATAAAATTATAAATATAAATCGTGAAAATACAAACAAAATTACCCCTCAAATTATAAATCATAATATTTTAAACTGGAAACATGCTGAAAATGAAATTTTTGTAGATTTTGAAACAATGCCAGATATTTTTGATAATTATACACAATTTCCATACCACAAACCAAACAATATGATATTTCTTATAGGTGTATTTCACTTTCATGAAGATAAATGGAATTATAAAAAATTTATATGCTCTACACAATCAACCAAACAAGAAAAAAAAATAATACAAGACTTCTACCAATTCTTAAAAAATAAAAAATTCCCTAAAATATGGTATTGGAAAGCTGAAAAATCAATATGGAAACAATTCTCGCACAAAATAACCCTTTATTTAGGACATAAGCCTCAACCCCTCCAATGGGCCGATTTATGCACAATATTTATTAAAACTCCTATAGTCATAAAAGACTGTTTTAATTTTCGTCTCAAAAATATCAGTAAAGCGCTCTATAAACATAATTTTATTGACTATAATCTTAATACAAATTGTAAAAATGGTGTGGATGCCATTGTACAGGCATTAAATGTATACAAACACTCCAAAAACCCTCTCAAATCGCCAATCATGAAAGATATAATAGCATATAATAAATTTGATTGTATTATTCTATATAAAATACTCCAGTATTTAAGGTGTAACCACATAAATTAATCTTGGCAATAAATAAATAATGACTGAAAAAAAATCTATAGAAGTTAATATTAATTTTTCCGAGTCAGTCCCTTTATTAAAAAAACTAAGCAAAATAGGGTATGATTTATACTCACAAAACGAAAATACTAAAAATATATTAACAGAACATGGAATCAACTCTAATCAAGATTATATAGAACATTTTCGTTTAAACTCTAGCATAAAAAGAATTGCGGGTTTTTTGAAAAAAATAAAAAATCAAAATTCTAGATTTGATGTATTAGCTACACTTAATGTATATAAAAATCCTAAAGGAATTATATCATATTGCCTATTTGGAGATACCTCTAAAAAAGACTTTCATAATAAATACGTTAAACCTTTCTTAAACAATCAAATCCCATTTACCCATGACCCAATTCGTGGATGGGTAGGGAGAGTATACATATCATCATCTATACCACCAGAAATTTATTCCCAATTAATTGAAAAAGGTTATGAATTATTTATAATGAATGAAGACCCGAAAGAAAAATTTAGAGGATTATTATGGAGATTTCTTCCTGCGGGAGATATTATACCTTTTATTGTACATGATGCTGATATGAATATAAAATACAAATCTGTTACTATAGCAGGATTAGAAAATATTCCGGGATGGCTTAGATCAGATAAAATATTTTTCAGAAGAAAAATATTCCCATGTAATATTTTTTGGCCTATGAGCGCTGGAGCATGGGGAGCAAAACCTACTAAAGAAAATAAACCTCCTATCCCTAATATTCAATCTATTATAGAAAAATACAACCACGATTGGTTTGGAACTGATGAATCTTTTCTATACAACGAAATTTGGCCTCTAACTAAAAATAACGGATGCTATACAATTTATTCAACAATCGAAAAAATAATTGGTCTTATTTTTATAATTTTAATCGCTATTATAGTAGGAATTATTTTATATAAAATAATTCACTCCAAGAAATAAAATCTATAAATCTTTTTAAAGCATTTAAAGATTTATATCCCAGGAGAAATGGATATTCCAAATATTAATGTTCACGTCTTTGATGGAAAATTTAAAAATAAATATAAACCTAAAAGAACCTACACTAAGGAAGAAAAAAAATTAGCTTTCGAAAAATTAAAAACTCTCCTAAAAAACCCTCTGGCTAAAAAAACTGTAGAAATTATGACTCAGGACATGACCGATCTAAGAGAAAATAAAAATTATCAGAAAGAAAATAATATCGATGCATCTGACATATTATTCGAACTTTCTCAACACTCAGACAACTCTTGTCTTATTAATAATTTAAACGAGCAACTCTCTGATGTAATACGATTAGGGATATGCCCATCTGGACGTACCACTAGATTATTCCAATTATTAGAAGCTTTTTCTTCTAGTTTTAAAGAAAAATAATGTTTCTTTATTAAAATAAAAATGAGTGTTTGCCAAAATCAAGACGCATTTAACGATGCTTTTTATAAAGCTATTAAAGAAGCTCGTAAAAAGGAACAAGATGAAAACTCGAAAAATACAGGACTTCAGTGGGCTATCGCTATATACGCTCTAATTCATATAATATTCTTAGTATGGGGAGTATTCTTAGCCATTAACTCACAACCACCTGAAAACAGGGTTTTACACCTAGTTTTAGCCATAATTTTTGCCCCCTTATATGTTATCTCATATTATATAGGACAAATATCATCTGGAAAATAAATTATTTGAAGATTATATATTCTTTTATATAAAAATATATATAATCTAATGACTCACGAACTTTTTTTGATAAAAAAAATTCAAAAATTGCGATCTAAAAAAGATTTAGGAAATATTATATGGAAAAGTTTTCTAGGATATAAACCAATAATAAACCAAACAAAAAATTTAAGAATTTTAATCTTAAATGCCCCCTGTAACGGATTTGGGGATCTTATCTTCGCTCTCAAATTTTCTAATTATCTAGAAAAATGGTATAAAGCCAAAATAACCTTGGCTACCACTTACATAAAAGGATTAAAACAACTAATTAAAAACAAAAAAACATCTATCCGTATCTTAGAATTAACAGCTGAAGGTGGTATGAAAGGAAACTTAAAATGCAAACTTTTTAAAAATATTAAATTTAAACAAAAAATTCCTAAACAAGATCTAATATTTGTTGCTCCTTTAGCAATGGACGAGGAGGTTTCCTTAAAAGATGTTAAACATGTAACTCCCTACGCTACCATTTTTAACACATTTTGGTTGTCTGAATATAACGACACTAATAAATACGCTATTAATACAGGGGTAGGCGGTCATAGGGATGGAATATTTATTACTAAAATTCCTTCCGTAGAAAAAAAATCACCTATTAAAAATCCATATGTGTTAATATATATAAGTTTTCAAGAACCTATGACAAAATGCTTACTTTCTTTTCTAGAATTAATCGGTAAAAAATATTATAAAAAATATAAAAATCTAGATGTGGTAATTCCAGTCTCTCTAGTCGATGAAGATATAGACTCGAAAATAGAAAAAATATTAAGCAAATATTACCCCAATATATACATTAAAACTAAAAAAGAAACATTTATTATAACCGAATCCAACAACAAGAAAAAAACAAACAAACTAACCTTCAGATGCGATATTTTACCAGTTTCTAACATTAAAATGATCTCTCTCATGAAACACAGCCTTAAAGATATTTTAGTCACAGGAGACCAAAGTATATCCGATGTACTAAGCTGCTGCTCATCTAAAAACATTTATTATCAACAAATGTCTTGGAAAAAAAATTTAGCTAATAATTTAGCCAGGGAATTACCTAATAAATACCTATTGTCAACTCAGACATCTTGTGGAACTATTAAGGCTCTAAAATATAATTCAAACTATACTGCTTTCTTGAAAAAATGGGATTTCCGTAAATTAGGGAAACCTAAAATAAATGCTATAGTTCTATCAGCTATAGCTTTAAAAAATAATAAAGAAATCAAAATAATAGCAGATTTGGCTCTTCATTCACGTACAATAACAAGTCTTAAGAAAAAGATAAAATTATTATTATCGTAATTTATATAAGAGAGAGAGAAAATATGAATAAAAAGAAAAAAAATAATATAAAAATCCCAACTTTTCCAATAGATTTTCCTGTAAAATGCCATAGCATATACGTAAAATATATTAATTGCAAATTCGCACCTATTAAAGAACCAAGATTTTCTCACGCGTGCCTTAAATTGCAAAACGAACTATCCTCTTGTCTAAAAAATGCAAAAAATAAAAAATAATAATTTTAAGCAAGTTTCAATTGATTTAAAATTAAAATACTCTCATAAAGAAATGATCCGTACAAGTTCTATATGCCTTTCCTACATATACAGATATCTAACTGATGAAACACTTAATAATAAAGATACTGATTCAGATGTAGAAAAAAAATGCACCCAACTAAGATGCTTATCTAAAACACTAGAAAAATATGGAGGAGTTCTTAGCAAAATTTCTCAAATTTTGTCGATTAACGATTCAGAAAATACAGTCTTTACTGACTGCAAACCCTACTCTAAAAAAGAAACATTAAAATTCTTTAAAGAATTTTATAACGAAGAAATAACCAAAAATAACTCGCCATTCAAAAAAGTTGATGTAGATTTTGGTATTTATAAAAGTGGTAGTATAGGACAAGTTCATAAAGCTAAATATAAGGGCAACGATATTATATTAAAAATTCAATACGACGGACTAAAAAAACAAACAAAAACAGACATAGATATGCTTGAAAAATTAGTAGGCTGGTTATATAACCACATAGACTTAGAAGACGCACTAAGAGAAATTAGAAAAAAAATGAAAGATGAACTAAACTACCCTCTAGAAGCTAAAAATCAAATTCGTATTAGAAAACTATTTGTCAATAATAAACACATTGAAATACCCCAAATAATCCCAGAATTATGCACTGATAGAATTTTAGCAATGGAACGTAGCCAAGGACGATCAATTAAAAAATTTATTAAAAATAATCCCACTCAACAACAACGAAATAACATCGGAAAACTCATCGTCCAATTTGTATTTGAAAATATATATAAACATGGAATTCTATACTCTGATACTCACTACGGTAACTTCTTAGTTAAAAGAAATGAAAAGTTAATAGTTCTAGATTTCGGATGTATACATTATATATCAGACAAACTTAAAAATAACCTAAGAAATCTACATATTAGTTTGATAAACAAAAATAAACAAAAATTTTACTCAATTACAAACGACATAGGAATAAGCACAGAATCCATATCACCAGAATCAAAAGAATATCTATACGAATACTTTATAACCCAATTTGAACCTTGGATATCAAAAAAATTTCTATTTAACCAAGAATGGCTCGATAAAGTCACTGCCAAAAACTTCGAACTTATGAAAGAATGGAAATTACCCGAAGGTTTGGTATACTTTAACAAAATACCATACGGAACCATACATCTATTAACAAAAATTAACTCAGAAATTAACTGCTATGATACATTAGCAAAAATATTAAATTACGAATGAATAAGCAGTTTAAAGTCGTTTTATCTCCTTATAAATGGCTATAATATTCAAAGCTAAAAGTAACTGCGCCTACACTATAAAAATATTAGCAGAACTATTACAAAATAACATCAAAACTGCTTGCTTCGAAATTGATGAAGAAGGTATCAGACTATGCATGATGGACAGCCATCGTACTATACTCATTAACGTCATGCTTCACAGCGACAATTTTACTCTCTACAGATTTAAAGGAAAAGAAAAAAAATTCCTTGGTATCAATCTAAGCCACTTCCACAAAATGCTCAAATCCATCAAGAAAAAAGATTCCATGCAACTCTATATCGACGACGACGAACCTAACTTCCTAGCCATCAAAGTTATGCCCAAAGAAAATAATAGAACCACTACATCCTTTGTCAACATACTAGAAGTTCAAAACATAGCTATAGACTTACCAGAAGGTTACGGAAAATCTATCATAGTACCTAGCTCAGAGTATCAAAAATTGTGCAAAGATATGACACATATCGGATCCACCATATCTATTGTCTCACAAAATTTTCATATTAAATTTAAATGTAATGCCGGGGGAATTATGAAAAGACATGTAGAATTTGGTGAAACAGAAGAAGATGACGATGATGATGATGAAGATGGAAAATCACAATCTCCCATATATAAACAAGACTTCAACACCGAACAACTATCCAGAATAACCAAAATGGCTGGATTAAGTACACACATGCATATATGCCCTTTAAAAGGTAAACCACTACTTTTCAAATCAACTGTAGGAAGTCTTGGACATATAGAAGTATATATAAAATCAAAAGATCTTATCGAAGAAGATAAACAAAAAGATTGTGAATCAGATGAATCGGATGATGACGATGAAGATGATGATTAATCCACTATAATAAGCTTTATATTATTCCAAAATATGAATCTGTAACTCTATCAACTTTTAACTCATAAACATATATCTTTCTACTTTTGAATGATCTTCAAGATTAATATTATTATCAACACATTTTTTATAATAATTTTTCACTAATGTATCTATACTAATACTATTTTTATAAATATTTTTACTAATCAATTGATATACATAATTATATTTAAGAGCATTATAATTTAATTTCTCTAAATTGCTACAATTATAACATTTAATAAAGTCAAACTTATTTTTTAAAGCTTGCATTTTTATATACTGATACCAAGGAATAATTTCTACATTATATTTTTTACATATATTTTTAATATTATCAACAACATCAAAAGTTTCCCATTTATGATCTTTCTCATCATAAGTAGTTATTTTACTATAGATCTTATCGTCTGGTTTAAAATTATCAACATTTTGAGTTTTATTATATATAATATCATCCTTATCATTAACAGAATATAACAATATTATTTTTTTATGATTTGGGTAAAATGTTCCATAACTTAATATTTGTCCTAAAGCGTGTTTCCAGTTATTAGATATTTTTATTTCTATTATATGATCATCTGTTAATAGATCTATATATCCTACATCAGTTTGTACCTCTTTTTCTATTTTTACTTTAATAATATCCTCAAAAAAATAAAAAATATCTTCTTGTATCTCTTTTTCTTTTCCCATTAAAATATCTTCTTTAGTTATATTATCAATAGCTTCAATATATTTTTGTTTATTTTTTGGTAATTTTATCCAATCTTCTATCCATAAACATACTTTACAACCAAATTCAATAGATACCCAACATGCTATATTAGTAGCTATACTAGTATGAACCCATACCGCTCTATTTTCATTTTTACCCTTCAGTTCTTTTTTAATTAGTTCTTTTTCTTCCATTTTTAGTTCTTTTGATAAAAAAGATATTAATTGAGTTGTTTTTTTTCTTGTACTCCATGCATTATATTTTTTTCCACCAGCCTTACATAATTTAGTGGCGTTGACATAACCATCTTCCTCTCTTATAGTTAAAATTTTTGTTTTTTCCATTTTTAAAATAAATTTACTATTAAATTTATTTATCAATTTTAATTAAGCTTGTTTCAGTCTGTTAATAAATTAATTATACATCTTTCTTTAAAGATCTTTTAGTTATATATTTTTCTCCTACTATAATTAGAATAATTCCAATAATAATCAAAGAATAATAAACAAATCCAGATTTAGATACATATAATATTTTTTCTTTTTCTGGTGGATCAATAGTATATTTAGGAGCCCCCAATAATAAATTCTGTAATATATAAAATATCCCCAATTTCATTGCCAACCAAACTAAACGAACAGATGCAGTAGCTTTTTCTCCGCCTGGTAAAGGAAACAGCACTATGAATAAAAACGCCATAAATAATTCTTTAGCTGGTTGTTCTATTATACGAGCTAAAAACACCTTAAAATTATAAAGCATACGGCGATGAAATGGATTAATAGGTATTAAGATAACTGGGAGAGCTAGAACAATCCAAACAGTGGCACTTTTAACTATACTTAACCAAATAGGGTCCTGAGGTTCTTTTTTCCTAAAAAAGAAGAAAAATAATGGACCAATTGAAAAAACTAATGTTAAAAGAACCCATTCACGTGGATCTTTAGGATTCCATAATGTGGGTGAATTTGGATCTCCTATGATTTTATTATACCCATGAGCTTTTGGATTTAATAATAAAGCTGTTGCTTTATTCTCAGGGGAAGCACCCTTTTTAAGACCTTGTGAAGCACTCACTCCCATGTACACATAACTAAGTATTGTCATAGTAAGAGTGATTATCCATCTCATTCGATTGCTTATTAATGGTTCTTGAGTATTATCAGATATTTTAGGTAATTGCATTCTTATATTTTATATAAAAAAAATATAAGAAATAAAATAAATATGGAAAAAAACTCAAATAGTCCTACATTAGAAGAAGATAGTAAATCTTCAGTAAATCAAACAGGTACATTAGCTATAAATATATCCTCTCCAATTAATCATCATCCTATAGTTCACGAAGACTATTCTATCTTAGACAAAATAAATAAAAAATGTGAATTAGAAAGAATGATTAAACTAGTCAAATCGTTAGATTTATCAGCTGCTAATCAACTATACATTATATCAAGAGTAGTAGAACACCTCAGACAAGTAATAAAGAGAGGAAAATCTCTATCAAGATCTTATACAATATTTAACTCCATTAATGTCAGCGGAAATGTCTTTCTTCCCGCTCTCCTTACTTTATCATCCACAGATAGTAGCTATCATGACTATTGCTTTTGGGCCGGATTCGGAATATCCCTATTAACAGGATTTAGCACTGCCCTATCAGCTTTCTTTCAAATTAACAAAAAATATTTTCTCATCCAAAAAAGCACAGACGAAGTCAGACATGATTTCTACACCTACGTAAGCCTCAGTGATCATTATAAAGAATTCGCTAGCCATAGAGACGCCTTTTCCCGGTTCTCTAAAAATGTTGAAAGTACTATGGCCAAAATGTCAAGAAAAGAATTTTCATCAGGTGGTACAACTGGGAAAAATGGGGGATCCGGTACTATTTCTCCCTCAGATAAAAGAAAAAGATAATAATTATGTCTGATTGGTAGCCCCCTTACTTATCAATTTTATTATCTTTGAACAAAAATCACTCTCACGACCATTCGCATACTTGTGGATCGCCTTAGCCGCCTCCATGAAATCAAAATCAGTATTATCCATCTCTTCTTCACTAAATTTATCTAACAATTTCTCATAATGATCTTGACACAACTTGTAACTACGATCCTTCAAGGCCTCACACAACTTCATCATCATCTTACGAAATCCAGGATCCTCTATTATATCACCCTCATCATTCTTATATTTTATTTTGTTTCGAGCCACATCGACACAAACTATACGATTCTTAAAAGGAAACTCCAACGCATACTCTGCATACCCCTCCGGCCCCTTCACATGATGATCTAAGGTCAACATTGGAACACTCTCTCTTATATGCTCAACCCTCAATGGCTCCATTTGCTTTATGTAATTATTAATCTGAATTGTCTTATTACTGGTATTGTAAGTTGGTCGAGAAACAGCCTTTAAAGCTACTTCTTGCATTTGTTTTTGAAGTTTGTCTATAGTCATTTTTTGGGATTTTAGCTGTCTTTTTAAAGATAAAATTATTTTGTCCTTGGCAACAATTTTTCTTTCACATTGTTTTTGAATTTCTTCTATTTTTCTCTCGTATTTTTCATTTTGTCTATTTTCCTTATTTTTTTTACAAATATTATCGTGATATATGAATAATTCTTTTCTGGTAAATGTTTTACCACATCCTTTACATTTAAATTTTCCTGGAATATTCTCCTTGCCTTGTATCTTCAAACAATATTTAGCTGTTTTTTGATGTTTTTTTAAACTAAATTTACTACTAAAATTTCTTTTACAAAATACGCATTCTAATGACATTTATAATAAAAAATTATATCTTTAAGCCAGCCATAAGCCATATGGCTTATGGCCAATCATAAAAGTACGATATTTTATGAAATATCCAGGATTTCTTATGGCTAATTCAAGGTGGCCACCTTGAATTAAGAGTCGATTGGATCGCTTACAAAATTTGTGTAGAGGCCTATTTTGATTTTGGAGAAATTGCTTATTTTGAAAAATTCCAATTTAGACTATTTTTGGATTTTTCAAAATTTCTAGGATTTTATAATTTTTTGAAAAAATCTAAATTATAAAAATTATTTTATGAAATCTATACATTTTTTTATTGTTTCTGAAAATAAATTAATTTCTTTATCATCCGGAAGAATAAACCTCTCTCTGTTGGCCTGTTCTCGGTACAATTCTAACTTATTAAAAACCATACCTTCAACCACACTCATTTTTTCTTTATTAGGGCAAGAAGAATAAAAAACCACTTCATGTTCATCTGTCTTATTGTAGGTAGATAATCGGTTAGTTAGATTAGTAGCTTTACCAAGTATATAACGCCTTTCTTTTTTTAGTCCAGGAGTAGTAAGAATATAAATAACATTTTGACATTCATACTTAGTTCTACCTCTTTTCTTTAGAAATTTCTTGTTTAATGCTTCTATTTTATTTTTACCATCCATAACATATAATTCAGCCAAGCGTTGATAAGAATCTAAAAGTTCTTTATAATCTTGTTTAAGTTCGATAAAATTTTTTTCTTTTTCATTTTTTTGGGATTTTAGCTGCTTTTTTAAAGATAAAATAATTTTATCCTTTCTTTCACATTGTTCTTTAATTTCTTCTATTTTTCTTTCATGTTGATCTATTTTAATTTTTTTACATATATTTATATGATAGGAATAGAAATCTTTTCTAGTAAATGTTTTATTACAACCCTCACACTTAAATTCACCTTCAATATCTCCTTTACCTTGTAATTTAAGACAGTATTTAGCCGTTTTTTGATGATGTTTAAGTACAGTATTAGTTATAAATGTTTTATTACAAAATTGGCATGTAAGTTTCATTTTATTTTCATAATAATTACTTCTATAATAATCATTTTTTTTTCCATACAAAGAAAAACAGATGATATTTTGACCATAATATTTAAGTATTTGAAAATATATTTTGAAGATAATTGATATTAGGAGAAGCTTTAAAACAGTCAGCGGCTTTATATCCATGTCCCTTTTCAGGACTATTAAGAGCGAAAGTTAAAACCATAGGAAATCTAGGAAAATGTGGATTCAATGTAAATTTGTTTAAATAAATGTCAATGAGAAGACTATTCCATTCTTTAATCTTTTTTTCTACATCTAGATTACATGTATCCTGTGCACGCATGTAAGGAAATAAATAATTGTTTGATTGTAGTACTGGAACAAATTGATAAGTATCGGGTTGAATTTGGTTTGTTATCTCAATAAGTTGATTGATCTCGTTAACATTTTCTGGTAGATAGCTATTATTATTTATGTTATATTTTGTATTGTAATAATTATCCGATCCAATCCAAGTAATTGAAACATTATCTCTTAAAAAATCTATTAGCTTCAAATTTCTTGGGGTCCAACCTTGTTTGGCATTTTCTTTGGTTGGTAGAATTGTTTTGGCTGGTTCTCTTTTTATTACAAAAGATAAATTAGCCCATAAGGGAACACAAGGTCCTAAGACATCTTTATACACTTCAATATCGGTACGATATAGAGCATATATATCAGCTTTAGTTTGTCTATTGTTAGTTTTTGTAGCAGTTGGAGCAAGTTCAAAATAACGATCAATATATTTTTGTTTATTTTTTAGCTTTAAAAGGTCTGTTGGATATATTTCTTTCATGTGATCAAAATTCTTGAAAGGCAAATCATTACCAGCCATATTGTTTCGCGGTTCATCCATTGTTTGTACACATACCACTTTCTCTTTGTATTTTTCATATAATTTTTTAATAATGAATAAATCCTTCATAAATTGATCACGTAGATAATGGCCCTGTGAGATGTATGGCGCCAAAATTAAACCAATATCTGGTCTTATTTTATATAAATTTTGTATGATTTTATCTGTATCATCAAAACTGTAGTGAAGCCCGCAGGTAATAATTATGACTGGATTCCGGACCTGTGAGTTTAAAAAATACATTAGCCTATCTCTATTAGTAAATGGGTCGAAATTTCCTTGTCCCATAAAATAGTATCCAAAATATGGTACAGAGTAATCAGTGAGCTTGTTACCGATACACCTTTTATTATAGTTGACAGGAGGAACACATCGCTGCGAACCACATACAGGATTAAAGGTTGTTTCGTCTATTTCTACTCCTGCCCACTTGGCACTGTTAGAACTAGGAATTTGGGTTTTCATATTGGCTGGACCCGCGCATCCTTTACAATTGGGATTTTTTGAACATTTAAAACTACAAGTATTGAAATTTGTGAACTCTGGACCATTTTTAATGACTATATTTTTCCAGTACTGTGGAACCATACATTTTCTTCCAATGCATTTGGTTATTGGAGAGAAAATGTAATTATTATCTGTTAGATCCTGATACCCTTGTTTATTAGGTCTATAAAAAACTACTAATATAATTATAGTTATAAATATTACTAATAGTGAAAATATTAAAACTAGTATCATTTATTTTATACATATAAATTTAAAATGAATTTGTATTTATAAAATTAAACATAGAAAAATGGATATTTTTATGAGACAATTTAAAGAGTATATAGAGGTTGATTGTACTTACGTATTTACTTTTACCGATCATAATGCGATGGAGGGGATAGAATATGAAAATAAACAGGAAGAAAGAAATAAATTGTTACATGTAAAGTTTGGTCATACATCTCGAATTATGAATAGATTTAAAAATCACTATAAAAATTTTTCAAATATTATCGTAAAAAAGATTTTTAGGCATAAAAAAGGTAGTGAAAAATTGAATCATGAGAATAATATAAGAAAATTAGCAAAGATTCATGGTTATTTATTAGAAAAATATAGTGATTGTAAGGGTAAAAATAGAACAGAAATTTGTTTAATGACCATAGACCAATTAAATATTTTTTTAAATGAATTGGGTTAAATATGTATGTCTCTCAAAGAGTAAAATAAATAAACTTTTATTTATTTTTATATATTTGAATGAGTTGATAAATAGCTAATTCTTTTTTTTTAGCCTCAACATCTAGAGTAATTGGTATTTTTAAATTAAACATATATTCAGGTATATTTTCAATGTAGTCTGAATGATGTCCTATTCTTCCATTACCTTGTTCAGAGATATGAAAATATGGTTTCAATCCTCTTTTAGTCCAAGTTTTAATTATTCTGGGAAGAAGTGATTTAATATTTTGTTCATAATCAGGGTTAATTAATGAGTAACAATTATAATGATGAATATCAAATATATGGGGAATATTTAATTCTTCAGCTAGTTCAAGGCAGTCTATGGATGAATAATTTCTTTCACAATTTTCTAGGGCTAGACGTTTTCTTAGTCGTTTTGGTAGTTTCATAAAGTTAGTTTTCCATCTTTGGATTGTTTTTTCTTTATTTTTATATACACCACCTCCGTGTATACAAATTATACCTTTATTTTTACCTGGATTAGTATTTTTTTCAATTAGATCTAATATTCTGCAGTGATATTTCAAATCTACAATAGTTTTCTCAAAAACTGAATCTGACTGAGCGCCGATTTGATTCCATTGACCAGGATGAAAACTGAGACGTATGCCGTAAGTCTGAGCCTTTTTTCCAATTTTAGTCAATAAAGGCCATGCAAATTTCAATCCGTATCGAGGTCCATGTTTCCTGTAGCGACCGTATTTAATATTACTAGCATGAGGAAACATTTGACTGCTTAATCTATAGGCTTTTATCCCATTTTTAAAACAGTTATCGAGAATGGTTAAAACGTCTTGTAAATTTTTGATCACAAGTTCTTTAAGATAAGGTTTACCTTTTTTTTCAGCAGTACTTAAACGACATGTTCTACTGGCGAAAATAGAAGGTTTTTGACTTCTTAAAGTAGTGTTCAAACAACATAGACCCAAATCTATATTGTTTATAGAACATCCAGATATTCTATATTTTCTATTATCTTCCTCCTTAATAGAATTAGATTCATTAGGGTTACATGGAAGACAATATTCTTCTTGAATAGAATTGTTCATTTTTAAAAAATTTCTAGTATTTATATTTTTTTTTCAATTTTTTAAGTATAATATTTTTAGATTTAAAAAATAATTAAAGTTAAATAAAATGAGTTTAAAATCAGTGTCAATTAAACCTTCACCTACTGGAGCAGGTTTAGGGGATAATTTAATAGGGTATGCGTCATTACATTCTATTGCGGATAGAATTAAAGCTAAAGTAATATTAGTAGATCTTCCATTTTTTAGGAAAGGTCCACTTAAAATAAAGAAAGAATATTTGACAGCTACTATTGAGCCGGATTTAAAAATAGATGTGGAGTGTGGTGGAAGAATTACTAGAAAAAATATAGAAAAGGTTGAATTTTGGAAGGAGTTGATGAGTTCAACTAATATAGAATTTAGATCTGATGCTGAGATATTATCTACTCTTATAGATAATAAAAGTTCACCCTTTTCGTATAAAAATATGGAAGAGGTAATTAAAGATATGAGAAATTCTCTCAATAAATTATTTGAGGTTTATACTATTCCTATAGAAATGAAGCTGCCTCATATATGTAATGATTACGAGCTTATTGCTGTTCACTTAAGATTCGGAGATGATATTATAATGAGATATAAAATGTCTTTGAATCGTTTCCCCCGTTTTCTTAATATTAGTAAAAATATTTTGAAGGGTATAGATGATCATCTTCAAAATAATCCCCCGCGGGGAAAATATAAAATAATGATTTTGGGTGATTCTAGTTCCCAAGAGCTTTATAATTTGGCTAGAAAGTGTATTCCTCATCAAGATATTATTCCTCCTACTGTTACAAGTTCGGTACATTCTTCAAAAGGTATTAACTCTTCTCAGGACGAATTAATGAAAATATGGGAAGATTTTTTTTATATATCAAAAGCATCTAGAGTATATGCAAGTCTTAATAGTAATTATTCTCGAACTGCGATGATAACTGGTAAAATGTCTTTAGATTCCCGATTTTTCGTAAATAAAAAGGGAGAAGTTAGATTAGTGTATGATTCTCTTCCATGTAAAAAGGATAATTGTATATTTGATGAAAATTAACTGGACCGTGAATAATATTGCGCAAAATATGCTAACAAAGTAGATAATCCGGCTGATTGAGTTACTGAGTCTATACATGTACATATATCTATTATTTTTTGACATCCTTTTTGTCCTGGGTATACGTCAACCTTTTCACAAGGAGGTTTACAAGAGTTATTATTACAAGAGGGGGTAGATTCTACGATTGGGCATTTATTATCTTTTTTATTTTTAATTTTATTTTTGTCTGAAGTCCATCTATCTTGCCATCTAAAACATGGATCACATTGAAATTTTTCTTTATTCTCACAACTACAATCATGACCAACTTGTCCACAGGCTGTTAATATTCCGCTCGGTGAAATAAAATATACTTTCTATAGACTGATTTAACTGATTCATTTATTAAAATTAAAAATGAAATTATAATTTTATTTTTAATTTTTATTAAAAATGAGCCTAAAAAATCTTCAACATATTTTGGATGAATCTAAAGAATATATCAAGGAAGGGATATACCTTAAATTATCTAATAAAATAAAGGAGTTGTATGAAACTAAGAAACATATTAAAATAAAGTATAAATATATAATTATTGCGAATAAATTAGCGGGGCCTCAACTTATATTTAGAAATGGTGTTTCTCGTATACTTGAGGGTGAAAAAATTATGACCCAGGAAGATTATAAAAAACTTGTTAGATTAAATGAATGCAAATGCTGTGCTACCATGGAACATATATCTGATTGGTTTTTTCCGGTTAATGAAAACACAGTAATTTATAACTATGATATTTGTCAATCTGGATTATGTTTTAATGATGAAAATGACGAAGAAGTTCCTTCTATTGAATATAACCCGTTAAAATATATTCTTTTGAATTGGGAAAAATGTGATGATGATTCAGAGGAAAAAGATGAAGATGAAGAGGAAGAGGAGGAGGAAGAATAATAATTTTAAATAATTTTAATATGATAAATCATATTAAACTTTTTTCGGTAAGGGCTAATATTTATTCCCAATCTAAACTAGTTAAAATAAGGATTTAATAGGATACATTCTCTAAATATAATTAGACATGTCTATATCAAATGAAGAAAAAGATTCTATTTGTCCTATATGTCGAGAAGAATTAAAATCATCTCCGACATATACTTTACCTAACTGTCAACATAAATTTCATACTAATTGTATAATTACATGGTTTCGTTCAGGTCATAGTTCTTGTCCTAATTGTCGTGATAGTCCTCCAAGACTATCACATTCTTATTCAGGAACAAGACGTTATATGAATCTTTATTCTATAAATGGCCCTGCGGGAAATTCAGGAGAAGAATATATTAATGGTAATCTTGGGGCTGATACAGGTCTTCCAGATTAACTTTCAATTAATTTTTTGAAATGATTTTTCTGTGGAAGCACATATTTGTTTAGTAGGTTTAAAAGCAATTTTTAATATTTGTGAAGCATTATCCCAAGGCATATATTTAACATAGAATAAAGGTCCTTTATTCTTGTAATTAGTACGATTAATTAATCTACAATATTTTTTAAATGTTAGTTTTCTTTTGTGAGAAATATCATATTTTTTCGAAACATAAATATCATCTATGTTTCCAGTATAATTAAAATTTGGATTAAATGAAATAGTATATATACCTTCTAACGTAGCAACAATATGTAAAATAGTATGATGATCAAGCTGTATAAACCCTGCAAAATCCTTCCCTGAAGGCCATCCACGAGTAACATTATACAATTTATAAGCTTGTTTAGGATGGGTATGGAAATTATAACGGCTCCATACAGCATCCACTTCGTCTGCAACTCCTCCTATTATACTATTATTGTTAACTGATAATTCTAATATTTTTTGACCGTTAGGACTTCTCTTTTCTGATTCTATAAAAGATCCAGATAGTTCTTTAGTATTTTTAGGCGATTTGATTAAATCTTTTAATTTTTTAATAGCTTTGGGGTTTAAGCGAACATATAAATAACATTTTTCTTTCCCAAAAGACATTCTAGGATTTTTTATAGTATAGATATAAGGTATAGGTGTAGACGAATAATATTTATTAAAATTAGTTTCCCATTCTTTTTTGTCTATTCCTTGATTAGCTAATACAGGATGATTTAACATCTCTTTAAAACTAACTAATAAACCTAAATCACTAGATTTCCTATAATTATTTAAATTTTTATGGTATTTAATAAGACCTGTTGATTCAGAAAAACAAAAAATACCTCGAGTTTTTAGATGACGCCTAATACTTTTTAAATTAATAGAATTTTTACCAAAAATCCAAGTAAGAAAATTACATCCAGCAAACCATATAATATCAAATTTATCCCTTTTACAAATTTTTTTTATATCTTCTGGATAATTATCACCCTCTGTACCAGTTAGAAAACACATTCTATACCGCTTTTTAATAGGAAAAAAATTCATTTGGAGTGTCTTTATCAAATTTTTATTTTCAGGTTTAATAGCATCTAGAAACCCTCCTTTTGTTGAAGAACAACATATCAAAACATCAAGAACTTTTTTCATTTATATTTACTTAGAAATATAATTGATAATTGTAATTTAAAAAATTATTTCAAACAATTAAAAGAAATGAGCTCTTTCAGTTTGAAATTATCTCAAAGTATTGAAGATGTGGTTTATAACTATATAACACTTGTATCTAACAATTTTAAAATACCTAAGCAAGATCTAACTAGCCTATGGAAAAATAAAATATGTTCAGATTCAAAATTGGGAAAAACAAACAGTTTAAAAGGTGATTCACCCCTTTTAGAAAATACTGAAAATTTTCTTAATCCAGAAAGATTATTAACTTGTGGTAAAGCGGAATTAGTGGCTCTATGTAAAAAATATGGTCATAAATGTTCTGGGAATAAAAGCCTGTTAATGAGTAGGCTTTTAGGAAAAGAAGAAAACAAGTCTAAACCTAAAAGAAAAACTAAAAAAACAGTTACCCCTGAACCTAAAGTAATAAAAAATATTAGAGCGAATATTCCTGATGTTATTATAAGACGAAATAAATATAATAATTATGAACATCCAGAAACTTGTTTAGTATTTGATAATGATTCTAGAGAAGTTATTGGAAAACAATGTAATGATGGAAGTATTAAAGAATTAACTAAAGAAGATATCGATAAATGTAATGCTTATAAATTTAAATATGTTCTTCCTGAAAATTTGGGAAAAATGTCAGATTTAACTGAAGTTAAGGTAGAAGATATTATTGAAGATGAAGGCCCAATAAGCGATAATGGAAATGAAGAAGAGGAAGTTGAAGAAGAGGTGGAGGAAGTTGAAGAAGAGGAAGAGGAAGTTGAAGAAGAGGAAGTTGAAGAAGAGGAAGAGGAAGTTGAAGAAGAGGAAGTTGAAGAAGAGGAAGTTGAAGAAGAGGAAGTTGAAGAAGAGGAAGTTGAAGAAGAGGAAGAGGAA